GTCCTGCAGAAAGCGCCGACCAGGCCTTCCTTAGTCGTCGGGTCAGTCTGTCTCAACAGCCTCCGCTTTTCCGCCGCTTCCGTCCCCGGCACTACAGGCCAGGAGCTGACGTCCCTCCAATCGTCATACATGCCGAGGACCGTGTCCGGTGACAGCAGGGCCCCGTCGAATGACTCACTGACGAAAACCCCGTCCCTGCTGCAGGAAGGCCAGAACATCAGCCGGTTGGTCTCAAAGGTCGTCGGGTCACAGTAGCCCATGCCGATGAGGCTGGCCACTTTCCGGGCCACCGGCTCATATTCATCCGCCGTCATCGTCCTGCCCGCAGGGAAGATCACCCGCAGTCTCGGTCTCTGCGGTGAATGCTTCCTGGTGGAGTAGACGGCCGCTGTGCAACCAAGCTTTCCTATCCTGGCCATGACGGCATCCTGGTCGCCGGCCGCCATGTTATCGAGATCCAGCGTGACCAGGTCTCTCCCCGTCACATCCACGGCCTTCCGCTGGAGTCCGCTGAAGGTCCCGCCGACGAATCCCCCGACATCCTTCAGGTCATCCTGCCGGGATTTTGGGAACCTCAGATATTCTTCCTGGGTCTCCGTTCCCCTTACCGGGTCCCGGATCCTGGAGAGGAACCCTTCCCACGTCAGCACTTCCGGTCTCCAGACCGTCGCCTGCCGTGAGGTCCCTGTACTTATCGTGTATTGTTTTTCCATAAGCTAATTCTTCATGTAGTAGCTGTTTGCAAAGCCGGCGCCTTTCAGGACCAGCCCCGGGGCCCAGGGGATCGGTTCCGCCATCAGGTCGCATAGGTGTTCGACCGTCAGCTCCAAAGGTGCATCCACGATGACTTCATCATGCACATGGAAGACGACCTTCCATCCTTCTTCCCATATCCGGAGCAGGATCTCCGTAAGGCAGTCCCTTGCGATGGCCTGGACGATGTTCTCCGTCAGCTTCCCTCCATAGGTGGATTCCGTCCCCCATTTCCGATTGACGCCAAGGGCCTTGTAGTGGACTGCTTCTTTATCGAAACGGTTGACTGCAATACTGGCTCCCGGATAAAAGAGCTTCCTCCCCGTCGGAAGCTCTATGGTCATGAAGGTCTGCCCGTAGATCAGGTCTCCTTCCATCCGGAAGGTCAGGCCGTGGGTATGGCAGTCAGCGCCGGTACGGACGCATCCGACCGCTGCCTTTTCCACTGCGTACCACATGGCCCTGATGTTCGGGTTGGCATCCCGCCACATCTGTACGATCTCTTCCAGTTCTTCTTCCGGTATGCCCATCCGGTCAGCGCCCATGGCCTTCATGGCATTGACGCCTCCCTGGTATCCCAGGGCCAGCGTGGCGATCTTTCCTCTCTGCCTCAGCTCATACTCCGGGTTTCCCTTTTTGATCTTCTCTACCGGGACGTGGAACATCTGGCTTGCTGTGGCCTCATAGATCTTCCCTGTGGTCCGGAAGACTTCATTGACCCACTCTTCCCCAGCCAGCCAGGCGATCACTCTTGCCTCGATGGCTGAGAAATCGGCCACCACGAAGGAATGCCCGTCTGACGGAATGAAGGCCGTCCTGATCAGCTGGGAGAGCGTGTCGGGCACGTTTCCGAAAATCATGCGGAGCCCTTCATAGTCTCCCCGCTTTACGATGTTCCTTGCCCCGTCCAGCTCCTTTAAATAGTTTCTCGGGAGGTTCTGCATCTGGACGAGTCTTCCTGCATACCTTCCTGTCCTGTTGGCACCATAGAACTGGGTCAGGCCTCGGATGCGGTCATCATCACACCGAGCTGTCTCCATAGCCACATACTTTTTGATGCTGGTCTTTCCGAGCTGTTGTCTCAGCTCCAGGACTTCCCGTACGTCATCCGGAAGGTCATCCCGTTTCAGGACCTCCTCTACAGTGGCCTTCTGCAGGTTTGGCATCTCCACGCCCCTGCCTCCGATCCACGGGAGCAACTGCGCGGCACTGTTAGGATTCTCAAGACCTGTGAGATCCACTGACCTTGACATCAGCTCCGCCGTACTGTCCGCATCGATGGACAGTGCTCCGTTGATCACATCGGTATCCACGCGGACCCCGTAGGCGTTCATCTCTACATCCATTCGCCAGAGCCTCCACTCCCTTTCGGGGACCGGGAAGGCCTTCAGCCGCTGAAGGATAGCGTGTTCTGCTTCGACATCCTGCGCGTTGTACTCACAGAACAGGCGCCACCGGTCAGGGTCATGTTCCGGCAGGTTCCACTTCCTCCCTCCGTTCTTCTTTGTTGGCCTGCAGGGGTTGCAGAAATACCGGATCAGTGCCTTTCCTGTCGTCAGCTTCTGCTTCTCCTGCGGCAGGCCTATGGCTGAACCGATCGCTGCAAGACCGGCAGGATACCCGCAGTAAAGACCGTGGATCATCGTGCATTGCCACTGATCCAGCGGGGTCTCATAGCCCGCCCGGTTCAGGCACCACCACTCAAAGGCAGCATTATAGGCATGCTTGATGACCTCCGGGTCTTTCAGCATGATCTCAACATCCTGAGGGATCAGCTCCCCATTCGCCAGGTCGACTTGTTCCACCGGGCCGTCATTTATCTTGTATGCAAACAGGAGTATTCCAAAGTCATCAGATAAAGCATATTTATAGGACCCGGCCTTCCCGATATCCACGGAAGACCGAGTCTCAATGTCTATAGATAGATGTGTCATAACTTAGACCGGAAGGCCTGTGATCGGGTCGACCTGCTGGGCAGGCGCGGTGCCGAATGCTGCGGCAGCGGATACCCTGCCGCCTCCCAGGACCTCACCGTCCCTCAGCTTCTGCACAGGGCCGAGACCACAGCCGATCCCCTTCTTGCCTCCGTATGCATATGGATAAAAGGTTACATTTACTCTTCCGTAGCAGCCGGAATAGACCTCAGACTGCTGGATAATGGGGTTACCCATGCTGTCAACGACTTCGGGCGGGTATTCGGCCTTTGCAGACGCAGTGAAGACCCAGTGTCCTTTGCACTCTTTACCGAACTCTGCACCGTCAGAAGGCCTCACTCCGTCCCCGTCATAGACCGGTGTGCTGACTCTCGGAGGTCTTACTCCTCCCCATTTCTCACTGACTCCCCTCTCCGTAGCTGCCTGGATGGCAGCATCGATGCGGGCCTTTGTGGCAACGTCGCTTTTCGGGACAAGGACGGTCACACTGTACTTCTCCTCCTGGCCCTGCATGGCCGCATAGGGAGTGAAAACATGGGCATAACTGAATCTTACTTCTCCTGTGGTTACATTAGCTGGGCTATTCATATATCATTCCTCCATTTAAATTATTAATATTTGTAAGTGCGTTTCCATAACCATTATTTTCAAGCGGCCGGATCTCTGTCGCTAGGGGCCTCGCGTGATCCGGCCGCTCCGTGATAGTTGTACATCAGAGGCCAAGCAGGTCCTTTACCGAGACTTTCAGCACATCCGCTATATCTTCCAGTAGGCCAAGCTTGGGTTCTCGTCTGCCGGTTTCCCAGTTGGAGATCGTGGTTATCGTAACGAGCAGCTGGTCACCCAGCTCCTTCTGTGTGAGGCCTCTGGCCTGTCTGATCATCCGCAGGTTCTTCGCAAAATCCAACAGCCCACCTCCTATTGTCCGAAAGCCTCGGCTGCAGTCACCGCATTGGTGATGGCAGGTCTTTTGTCCGATATCTGAACCAGTGCAGGCTTGCCGGGCTTCTTCTCCACATACTCGCCGACCAGATCTGTGAATTCTTTCTTGCCGACCATCTTTTCCGTCTGGGCCAGGGTCAGCGGTTTCCGTTCGTAAAGCATGGCCTCGTCTATACCGCTGGCGATCAGCTTCCTGAAGGCGGCGTCCCCATCGGTCCATGTCCTGGATCCGCGTCCTTCAACAGCCTTCCAACCTGCAACTTCACGCCCTGCAAGGCTTTCCTTCAAAGCGTACTCTTTGAGGTCTGCCAGCCATCTGGCCACGTCCTCACCCTTGAGAAGGTATTCGCCTATCTCTCCATTGCTTAAGAGCTCCGGCTTTTTGTCGGTGAGGAAGGCCATCCTGACATTCTCCTCTGCCCTTGCCCGGCACTGTGCCCTGGCCCGGCAGAAGCGGCACTGGGATTCTCCGGGATTAAAACCCCCTTCTCCCCTGATAGCCTGATCGGCAACACCTTTGGCCCAATCGCCAAAGCCGAGCACCGTATCGAGGGATGCCCCCCATGTCTCGATATTATCGATACGGGGCTGAACGATACTCATCTGGATCGACTTGATGTCGTAGAGCATTCCGTACATGTTGTAAGCCCCTAATGCATAGAGCTGCATCTGCGGGTTGTCTACTGGGGAAACCGGGACACCCTTGCCGTATTTGAAATCGATAACATGCATGATGTCATCTCCGATCAGGATACAGTCGGCAGTTCCAAATCCCTCCGGGACCCAGGATGAAAAATCGACCCTCTTTTCTACAGCTACATAGGGAGTGTCCCTGAACTTCAAGGCTGCTGCCTTGATGAAGTCAAGATAGTCGTCTGTGTAATGATCCATCTCCTCCTTGTAGAGCTCCTCCTGTTTCAACTTGTTGATCCGTCTTGTACCAGTGGATTTACTGATCGCACCGATATATCTCTGCAGTTTTACTTCACATATCTCATGGGCCAGTGTCCCCTCCTTCGCCGCTTCGGATGTTGTATCCGGAAAATCCTGCTCCAGCAACGCAGAAGGCGGACATAAAAGCCACCGGTGGGCGCTTGACGCGGAGAGGACCGCATGAGCCCTTTCCGCATGGGCTGTCATAATGTTGCGCCGAGTGCCTTGAGCTCCCCGGCGAAGGCGACGTAATGATCCTTTGGCAGGGACGGCAGAGCGCTTACCCCGAATTTCTCGAGAAGAGCCTGCAGATCAGCTTTCTTTCCGCTGTCTATCAGGCTGACCGCAGCCCTGGTCAAGTCATCCCTTGTGTAAGTGACCTGGCTGGGTGTAAGTAGAACTGGCTCCTCTGCCTTTACTGGCTCCTCTGCCTTTACTGGCTCCGGTTTAACCGGTTCTGTCTTCACTGGCATCGGTTCTGGCTCCGGAATGACCGGTGCGGGATTGACAGGCTCTGTCACTTTATCCTCTGTCTGCTCCCTGGAGTCTTGTCCGGCAAGGAATTGCCTGCAGAACCCTTCAAGTTCTTCATAGCTACTTACTGTTATGTTGATCGTCATTTATAAAGTCCCTCCTTCTTCAAGTGATTTATAACTGTCTGTTCACAGCATCCCACATCATCAGCGATGTCCTTAATCGACCATGGATCCCTTGCAGTGTACAAAGCCACGATCCGCCCGTGATCAACCCGTTCCTTCTTCACTGGTTCGGGCTTCTGTTCTTCGGGTTCCGGCTCAGGTTCTTCCTGCTTCTCCTCAAACCGCATGGTCAGCAGATGCTCAAGGCAGTAGTCATGATAATGCCTGATTTCATCCTCCGAGTCAGGCAGGAAGTTGTCCTGGTAACCGATCCTGCCCGGCAGTATTGCTCTGACCGTGTCGGAATCGGCATCGACCACCTGCTTGCAGTAATCGCAATAGTACGTTACTTCAACCTTTTTCATTGATTCCTCCTATGATATGTGTTACTCTGAAACTGTGTTATTTTGAATTGGTCTCGTTATTTGCGGGGCCTTTTCTCTTTGTTGAAAAACCCCTCTATCCTAAGCATGAGGTTCATCGCCACCTCTTCCGGAAGACCTTTGAAGTCCGGCTCTCCGTCAACATATCCCTCACCTACAAAGAGCACGTTCCCATAGATCGTGTAACCGTACAGGTACGAAGCCAGTTCATTGACCTGGTTCTTTTTTAATGCTCCGGACTCATCCACCAGCATGCAGGCCATCTTGCCTGACTCGATATCTGTTGATACATTCCAGAATGTGTATAACCTTCTGGGTCTCACATGCTCCACCAGTTCGCAACCGTTCCCGATCAGACCAGTCAGGAAGTCCTGCTTTTCTCGGAATGATCCTGTCGGATAAGGATGAATAGTTTTCCTGTTGTCAGTTGTTACTCTGATTATCATCTTTTCTTTTTCACCACCCTTCTAAATGCTGCGTTCCTTCTTTCCTTCTTGCTGGTCACAAACACCACGTTCGCCAAGTACCACCAAAAGATGATGGTCAGGCAGAACCAGCAATAAAACAGTCCCCACAACTCTCCATACTCCCCCAGGTACCAGATAGACATCGGAACTCCGATCAGGGCCAGTATCGGGGCGATTCGGCTCAGCATAATTTCTCCCTGATTAGGCAGGTAACCGCTGCCACTGCCACGGAACCGGCGCAGATAAAAGCTGGTACCATGGACGGAGAATCCACTGCGCAGGCTGACAGGATGCCAACGATGATACTGACTGCAGTTACTATGTTTAAGATCATGCGTCCCATGGTGCCCTCCCTTCGTTCTTCATCGTGTCAGGAACCACCTTGTTGCTTTCCGCCTTTTGCACTACCACTTCCGCTGATTTCTTTGCTGATTCCTGAATTTTCTTCATCATCAACGCCCGAAGCATCATTTGGTCAATCGGATCACTTACTGCAGTGTCGACCAGGCTGCTAAGGCCTGTTGCTGCGTCCATGAGCATCCTCATGTGGTTACCCTGTCCTTGCATGACCACCTGGGTTGCTGTGCGGTCATCGTCCGCTTCTTCCATAGATTCGGGTGCATACACAAAAGCGATCACCGCATTGGCTTTTTCATTAATCGCGATTTCCGTATCTGATTCAATCCTAATCTTTACCATCAATATCCTCCTTCTCTCGAGTAATAAAACCCCGGCCTCTCCTTTATCGTCCGCATTATCTCCGGCGGACTTGTGCAGATCAGGACCTTGAGACCGTTCCTTGTTGTGACTCTGTAATGAGTCGTGCCGTAATGTTTCGCCTGATGACTCCTCTGGTCTCTCTTGATGGCGACCAGTTCGCCGTCTTCTAGCTTCATGACATCTTTGGCAGTCATTCGCCTGCCATTTTCTCCTCCCATGCTTCCTCCCTTCATGCGACATCTTCCCAGTCTTCCTTGCGGAATGGTGGGACCGTCTTTCTCAGGTTCTTGTCCCGGAGCCTGGTCTTGTACATGCGATAGTCTAGCCAGGCATAATAGTTGACCAGGTCGTCGACTATCACCGTCTCCGGGTATCGCCTTCCTATCTCTGCCTTTACCCCATCCCTGATTGAGGCCACTGTCCAGCGGGACAGGCCTGTCAGTTCGCAGATCTTCTTGATTCTGAGATAAGGAACTGGCTTTGTCATAGTGTCACCTCCTTATTCAATTTCTGGCATTTCTGTTGACAGGCTGCCTCACACCCCGAATCTGATTCAGTTAGCGGACGTAATGGAGGTTACCATTACTGTCGATGTACTCGACCCACCACTGTCCATCCATAAGGACTTCATATCCTGTGGAGTGACAAAGTTCAGAGTTGCCATCGACATCAAACCGCTTATCAAATGGCATCTCGGCCAACTCGATACGGTCCGTCATTTCGTTCTCCTTTCTCTTCACCGACACCCTCACAACTCCCCACAGGGATGAAGGAATTTACAAGGCTATATATTGTCACTAACACATTAAATAAAGGAGATAATGAAACCTGCGGGGATGTGTCAGGATGCCGGTATATCTTTCAAGTAGTAGAATTATATTCTACTCTGACGGCATAAAAAATACACGGTCCAGGTCTGGGGAATCAATTCCCAAGCAGTCACACAGGACCCGTATCTCACTAGCCTTAAATTCTGTTTTGTTGCTAATTTTCTGAGACAGTGCAGCTCTTGAAATGCCGATTTTATCAGCCAAAAACTGAATTTTTAAACCGCTTTTATTGATGTACTCTCTCAGCAATGCCGTATCGGTCACGTTTTCACCTCCTCTCTGGTAGAATATTTTTCTACCGCCATCATTGTACTACACGGTAGAATTTATGTCAACTTATTTTATTATTTTTGTAGAATTAATTTTCTACTTAGTGTATAATAACTGCACGGAGGTGAAATCATGAGCATAGGGGAAAGAATTAAGATGAGAAGAGAAGAATTAGGATGGACGCAGGAAGAACTTGCCAAGAAAATGGGATACAAGTCGAAATCCACCATCAACAAAATAGAACTGGGAAAGAGCGATGTTACGCAGAGCAAGATTCCAGAATATGCAAAAGTATTGATGACCACATCTGCCTATCTGTTGGGAATGGATGATGCAGAGAACTCGCAAGAATCTCTCTACTATCTGAATCCGGAAACAATGCGAATCGCCCAGAAGATACATGACAATAAATATCTAAGGGGTCTGTTTTACGAATCAGAAGATGCTAGTCCTGAGACGTTACAAACGACCCATGATATGCTTGTATTACTAAAGAAGAGAGAAAGAGGCGACGAATAATGATTGATGATTACGGTAATAACATTCAGTTTCTAAAAATGCCGGCACCTGAATTTGTGACTCTAAACGAGGATGGAAGCCATACCATATTCTTAAAAGCAAATATGTCAGACGAGCAGACTCTGGAAGCGTATAAACACGCTTTGAAACATATAGCGGATGATGATTTTTATAAGGCAGATGTAAATGATATTGAATATCATGCACATAGATAAGGAGGTCTCCAGTGGGATTGTTTGATTTATTCAAGAAAAGGCCTGAGCACCAATATCAAAATCGAAAGGATGTCCCTGCGGAGCTGATCAACGAAGCACAGAAAGTTGAGGCTAGTCCTAAATACTTAAAGCACATTTATAAAAAATATTATTCGGGTTATCCGGAGATGCCTTTTATATCAAAAGATAGAGAGTTGTATGATTCTACGTGGGAAGAGTCTTTGGCTTTCTTTCCTAACAGAATCATAGCAAAAGAAACAATGACCCGATTTAATGATGGTTTGCTACCAGGTCACGTATATATGTTGTACTGGATCCATATGATTAACAGAAAGCAGGTGCCCGGTTATTTTGAGTATGAATATGGAATCCAATTTGACAAAGAAAAAAAATTCCTTGTTGCGCAAGGGTATCTCGATCAGAGCGGAAAGCTGTCCAAAAAAGGTGAGAATGCGATCAAGCGACATATTAGAATCATAAAAGAAAAGTCGCCCAATGCAGATCTTTCGTTTTTAGACGTGGCTCCTGAATACATAACGTATGATCCGAATGACCGCAGTTTTGAAAAACCGGTTCAAATTATAGATTACGACACACCATCTCATCCCATGTTCAAATCACGAGAATGGAAAAAGAGAGAAAAAGAAAACAAAGAATTCCAAAAATATCAGATTGAGCTCAGACCGGTTTCTGATGAGTATTTCTATCAATTCCAATTAATGGAGAAGAATTGGTCCACTCTTTCCAAGCTTAAGGACTACCATGGTTCACAGGCTCAGAATTTTGAAATGTTATGCAAAGACAACATTAAGGTCTGCAGAAAAATGATTGCCATTGAAAAGAAATACAAGGAGAATCCGACAGAGAATATTCCAGCTTTCAAGAGACTTGCCATGCTGTATGAAAAACAGGGAGACTTCGAGAAAGCCATCTCTGTATGCGTCGATGCGATCAGGAGCGGGTCGTGGAGCGGCATGCAGGGTCGATTGGACAGAATGATAAAAAAGGCAGGGCGAGAGCCTTCCAGATATGAGGAAATGTTAATCAATAAGGATTTTTCATGATAATGGAGGAATGAATATGTGGGTTGAAGAACTGAAAACCGGTAAGCTCCGTGCGGTGGAGCGATACACCGACCCGCTGACGGAGAAACAGAAGAAGGTATCTGTTACGATACCGGATAGGAAAAGAAAGACACTGAAGGAAGCAGAGAAGATCCTGGAGCAGAAGATAAAAGACGCCACCACATCGAGGGGTGACAGGGTGACATTCGGCGAACTGGTCAAACTGCATCTTGCCGACTGCGAAAAAAGATTAAAGCCTTCCACTTATTCGAGACGGAAGGTCACTGCCATGAAACTTGTTGAGCATCTGGGAGCGGATTCCTACATCGACAAGATAGCTCCGATCCACATCGCCAGGTATCTCACAACACGCTGGCAGGTGAAAGAGTTCATCACCATCATGCGGTGGGCCTATAGAATGGATTATATTGAGTCGATAGCCTTCCTTGACAAGCTGGCGGTTCCTGAAAAAGACAAGACTCCGAAGAAGAAGTACCTGGAACCGGGGGAACTGACCGACATCCTCTCCAGGATCCGGAAGGACGACTACAGGGACCTGACCGAGTTTCTAGCATTGACAGGCATGAGAGTAGGAGAGGCCCTGGCCATCACCATCGACGACATTGACCTCTCTGAGCGTCTGATCAGCATCAACAAAACCTTCTATGGCAAGACGATGGTTCTGAACGACACCCCCAAGACCCCCGCCTCAAACCGTAAAATTTACATTCAGGACGATCTTCTGCCTTTAGTCAGAAAGCTGTATAAAATCACAAGGGAAGTCTCCCTGTTCAATGGCTGCCATTTCATCTTCCAGCGGGAAGGGAAAGCACTGAACTACAACGGATACCGTGACGCCGTCCACCTGCTGGGGATCCATCCGCATATGCTCCGCCACACCCACACCGCTCTGATGGCGGCTCAGGGCGTACCGCTGGATGTGATAAGCAGAAGGCTCGGGCATGAGAACAGCAAAGTGACCAGGGACATCTATTTTCATGTTACCGAGAAGCAGCGGCAGAAAGACTATGAGGCAGTCAGACAAGTGTCCCTTTTCTAGCGGGGGCAGAAATGGGGCAAAAAAGGGCAACATTATCCAACATTATTCAGCATTGAACCCTTAAAAAACCGCATAAAACCTCACTATTCAACACTATACAACACTAACATGATATTTCTCATGTATGATTGTCTGTGTCAGAATAACCGCATAAATAAACACTTTTCCGTCTTATCCACCTGAAAATAGGGCAGAAATAGGGCAAAAAAGAAAAAAAATAATTATTGACATATCACGCATTGCGTGATATAATTAAGACAAGTTAAGAGAGGGCTACAAAACATAGGAGGGAACAAAAATGACAATCAGGGAACTAAGAAAGTTAACAAGTCTCACACAGAAAGCGTTCTCGGAAAAGTACCACATTCCAAAGAGAACCCTTGAGGATTGGGAGGGTGGAAGAAGGAAACCAACAGATGCATTTTTATATCTGCTCGAAAGAGTAGTGATGGAGGATTACAGTATGAAATATGTTGTTATTGATGATTGTACAACAAAGAGAGCGTCTATCTTTGACGAGACGTTCCAGACAGAACAGGAAGCGCTCCAGTATGCGGAATCTGAGTGGAGCAGATTAACTGATCATGACAAAAATGACCGTGATGCCTTTTATGTGGCGACTTGTTCGCTCGGTGAGGATGGAGAAGTCGATTGGGATTCCATTGATCCAATTAAAGAATATAAATAAAAAAATCCCCGGAGGCCGAAACCCCGGGGATTTTCTCATATCATTTTCTTGGCTTCTGCCAGGCACAGCTTTCCGAAGCATCCGTTTTCTTTCAGTCCTCTGTCCCTCTGGAACAGGATCACCATCTTCTTTGTATTGCCCCCATATAGCCCGTCTAAGGCCAGTTCCTTCCTGTCCTTATTCTTCCTTAGGGCCCAGTTTAAAAAGGCCTGTATGGCCTTAATTTCGGCAGTCATGGAGTGGGCGGAGAGATAGCCGTCGCCAACTTTAAAGTATCCCCTGGCGGGGAACTTAGAGGGCAGATGACCGACAAAGGGAGCCGGCAGGGTCCGGGCCTCTTCCAGGGTATAATGGAAATCTCCCATGGCCTTTCTATTTGCTTTTGAAGTATATCCAAAGGGGTCATTCCCGCTGCGAAATCCTCCAGGGAAGCCATAGAAGACATAAGTCGAGCCCATTCGGTTCTTGATCACCGTCTCATGAGGCACCCATCTGCTCTTGTCGTGCTTCACATCCTTGCCATTCTGGACAACACTGCGGATGTCAGAAAGACAGTCGTGCTCGTTGATATATTTCGGAAGGACTCTGAAACCGTAATTGAACACTCTTCTGACGATCTCTATAACCGTTTCATTGGAAGTCTTGGCATTGTACCTTGTGGTGCCATATGCATACCAGCCAGACTTGACGGCCCTGACAGGGTCACCTCCAAACCGCAGCTCTGCCAGGTTGGCTATCTGACAGGCCTCCCAGTACCAGCCCGCGATGTTTCCCTGCTCATGGATGACAATACAGGCGATGCCCCGGATCTGGGACTCTGTGAGGTTGTATCTTTTGAATTTATTCTTCAACGACCTCATCCTCCTCGTCTTCCTCTTCCTCTTCTTCCGGATCCTCGTCAGCAAACTTATCAAGAGTCGCCTCATACTTTGTCAGATCCTTGAACCTGTCCCCGGCAATGGCATGCTCCGTGAAGCTGTTGTTCTTCCACCAGGCCCAGAGGGATGCCCCCACCGTGGCGATCAGGGCCACAGCATCAGCCACCTGTGCGTCCGTGATCGGGAGCGGTGTCTTGCCGCAGACCGTCATGACCTGATTAGCCAGGGCAAGGACAAGGCACAGAGTCCTCACGATAGTTCCAGTAGTAATCTGTTTGGTGTCGATTCTCATATCAATCATCTCCTTTTTGCTGTAGGCGGAGTTCGTTAATCTCTTCATGCATTTTTTCCGCCATCGAGTTTCCGCCTAACTCATGATAGGCTTGGTACATATCCTCAAAGTTCTGGAAGGCGTAGGTTGGGATTTTCCCTTTTCTCATGTACTTATCGTGATACTCGATAAGCTGCACCCGGAGCAGGAGCATGATGCCTTTTTCCTGTGCGGACCTGTCTTTTTTCTGTTCCTTTAACAGCCAGACAATGTATCCCATAAGGGGTGTGCCTACAAGGGTTAATATAGCAACTAGTACTTGTGTAATGTCCATGATATTCTCCTATGGTCTTATAATGATGCACCCTCTATAGGTGTCTGACTTTGACTGTTTCTTTACCATTCCCGCCACGGAGACTTTGTCCTTGCCTCCGTGGGAAAAGTTCCTGACACATTTCTTTGTGTCGTCCCACATCAGCGGGTTGGTATGAGTGGGATCCCTGGTCTCCAGGAGGACCAGATAGCCTTTAGCCAGGGCCGAAGCAAGTTCTGTCTTGCCTATCTTTTTCTTGTAGGCAATCCCTGCTTTCGGTGCCAGTTTTTTAAGGCCTTTGTATACCTGTTTCAATGGAATCTTTGACTCTATCTTCAGATGCTTCTTTGACCATTTCAAAAGCCATGCCATGGTCTTGTGCTTTCCCACAAAGTACATGGCGATATAAAATCCCACCAGACTGCAGCCATGGTTGTCTACAAAACTGCTGCTGAAGTTCTGCTGAGCAGGAACATAAAAGCCATGGCCCTTTTTCGGTGTAACGTAAAGCGGATACTTCTTTTTTCCTGTTTTCTTTATTCTCATAGTAAATCCACCGTCTTTGAATTGTAGTAGTTCATCTTGTGCTTTTTGCAGAAGGCCGCTATCTTCAGCAAGACACTGGCAGAGGCTTTGTACTCCAGCAGATACACGGCTATGCCGTGCTTCTTTACATTGGCGCAGTAAGCCTTCAGTCTTTTCTTTTCTTCTGCAGTCTGGGACCCGCACTTGTTCTTGCTGATGTTGGTTATCCGTGTAAAGACTTCCTCTTGCTGAATGGCCTGAAAATGCACCACCTTATCCTTGATGCATTTGGTCACGAAATAATCAGCGCCATTCACCATCAGATACAGCCCTGTTTCCTTGCGGATACGTTTCAGGATCGCTCTGGCAGGGGAATACAGCTTCTTGCCTTTGTATTCCTCAACCACATCAAGGTTATCAATGTACAGCCCCATGGCTCCCCTGGCCTTGAACTTCTTCGCCTGAGATACTAGGAAGTTCTGCCACTCCTTCTTGGATAAATCCATCCACTTCTCATCCCAGTCGGCATAAGTGCCAATAGCAAACTTCTTATACTTAGAATAATAGGGACGATTCTTTTCAATCGCCCCCACGTTTAAGTAACTGATTAGCTTAATCCCTTTGCTTCTTAGCTTCTTAATTTGTGTATCACCGAACTCCGCAAAGTCAATCACTGCTATAGATGGTTTAGCCTTCAGAATTCTGTTCACGTCGGAGCCATTTAATCCAAGATATACCTTGTATCCTCCCATACTATCACCCTCTCGCCTATGCCGTTGTATAGGAAATCCGTATGCTTACCGCTCCCGCAAGGACGGAGTTGTTGGTAAGTCCAAAACCACTGCTCTTAGTGAGGGACAGTCCTATCAACCCCTGATCTCTCAGTAGTTCTACAGTAGATATATACTGCGTCAGATTAGCACTTAGCGAACCACCAAGATATGCGCCATCCGATGACCTGACGTCTGCATTAACGGATGTGATAGATATCCCAGTGAGTTTCTCTGCAACATTAAATGGGATATACAGCCTTGCCACAGTAGAGTTTGAGGTCACAAAGCCAAAGCAATAGCAGTACTTTGTTTCGGTAGCATAGTTAGGAGTATGCATTTTATTGCTATTTAACTCCTCAATGCCATCCTCGATATTGTTCATATTTCCGGCAGAAAGTGGTGTTTCTCCTGATACCCAGTTCGTTCTTGTATAAGCCATAGTCATCTTCCTTTCTTAACAGCATAAGAGCTTGCCGGGAGTCACTACGACTCCGTCTGGTGTAAGGGATAAAAGGGTTTCAACAGTGTTCAGTACTGACCTTATCTCTATCCCCTCAGCCTCGATATTGATCGCCGAATACATGTTTGACAGGGACCGGTACTCTGATTCTGTCAGCTCCCGCCAATAGTAAGCCTGAGTGGTGTCCTGGTCAAAGATGTAGTACTTGTTTTCGTTCCTGCAGGCTGCAATGTCATGTAAATGCGCGGCATAATTATTGGTTCCACAGATAAGGGTATCGGAACAGTAGATATTCGTGTTACAGATCGGCCATATCCAGAACTCCTCCGCCGCGGGGTAGTTGTCCAGGGTCGGTGGGACATCCGTCTCATAGGCTGAGATGTCCTGTCCTTCCGTCCACGCCCTCTTGTTTGCAATAGAGGATACCCACAGCTGGATCTGGTCGATGAGCTGCTGGATCTGTGAGGTCTGCTCCGCAAGCCTACTGATGTTACCAGCGTTCATGTTGCCTGTCTCCAAAGCACTATTTGCTGTATCCTGAGATTCCACGGCTTTTTCATAAGCGTCCTCTGCAGTATCCTGAGACGTCTGCGCCTTGTTATAGGCCAGCTTCGCCGCCTCATAGGACGAAGACAGGGACACATCCGAGTACTCAAAAGTACCATCCGAAAAAGTCGTCTTCTGGCAGATATACAGGCTGTTGGTACTGCCTTCAGTGTAGGTCGGCTCTGTGGTCGTCCACCCTGAAGGAGTTACCGTAGTAGGCTTAGAGGGCTTGGATGCTGTACTGGCCTGAAGTTTGTAGTACCAAGTCACCGATGTGATGTCAGTCTGACGCGCTACCGTGATGGAATTACGGGCGAGGATCATAGGTTCCACCCCCCCCCATTTCCAATATTTGGTAAAAATTAGCATCTTCTGGTGCAGGTCGCCACTCAGTTGCT